ATAATAGTATAATATATAATAATTATTATTATTATATTATAATAATTATATTATAATAATTATATTATAATAAAATTAAATACTTTTATTACAATATGATAAATTATGGTAATTTACCAATAGAAATAATAAATAAAATCATAAATTATACTAATATTGTAGTATATAGATATGGAAAATATATGGATCGGATAAATAAAAATGATGATAGATATAATATTATAAAAAAAAGACGATTACCAATATTGTTTGGTAAAAATAAATGGATATTTTGTTTTAATACTTTGTATGATGGCAAAAATAATCGTGGATTTACTATGGAACATTATAAAAATCCATTGAATAATTTACATTACCTATGTAAAAAAGAATTTATAAAACATGATTTAGGAACTTTTGAATATAAGAATACAACAAATTATGTTTTTGATAAAGAAGGAAATTGTAGACAAATTATAAATTATATTCAATAACTAAAAAAAAGAAATAGTTTATATAGAATTATAATTAGTTTTATTTGTTTTATTTGTTTTTTTAGAGGAATTGCGTTTTGTAATAGAATGACTTTTCATTCTTTTGATTTTTTGACATCTCGTAAACTTTTTAGAACTTGAACTAACATTTCTTTCAAATCCTTTGAGACATTTTTTAACACAACGTAATGTAAATGGATTTAATACTTTATCAGGGTAACATTTTTTTTCTTCATTATTTATTTTTGTAGCATCTTTATTGGCAAATTTATCTAAAATATTGGATAGTGGACTTTCACTTATTTCTTTTTCATTCAAATAATTATCTTTTATTACATTATTTTTAAAACTCTTATTAAGTCTAGATAAAATTCCTATTTCTAATAAAATATTTTCATATTCATTTAACAATAAATTAATATCAATCATTCGGGTTACAGGGTTGAAATCATACATTTTATGGAAAAATGTTGATAATCGTGTATAATCTTCCAATGAAATAAATTTATGTCTTTTAAAGCAATTAGCCATAAATTGTAAAGTAAATCCAAGCCCAAATATATCAATTGAATCAGTAGTGTGATTCAATATATTGTCATATGAATCATTTAAAATTTGATGGTTAAAACCATTAAAAAAGGATGAAATATATCCATATTGAGTAGCAGAATCAGGAACAAGATTATTAGTATTTAAATAAGAAAAAAGTATTTTAAAAGCTTCGGGTCTTTTAATGGGAATATTATAAGAATTGATTTTGGAATCTGTTACAATTAATTTACTGAATTGTTCTTGATAATCTTTTTTATATAAAGGACTTTTTGCTATTTTTTTATATTCTTTAAAATAAGATTTGTTCATAAAAGCACAATCAAATGGATAAGACCAATGAAAAACACCTAATTTATTTTTACTTTTTTTAGATGAATTAATAATTTCAGTTTTTGTTCGCATGAGTCCAAAATCAATGTATTTCATTTTGCCAGTTTCTAAATTAAATAAAATATTTTGGGGTTTTATATCATTATGAACGATATGGTTATCTTTAAAAAATTGAAGTCCTTTAATCAAATGATGAACTTCTAACCAGAAGTTATCAGTTTTTGTTGTATTATTATTTGAAAAATAATGAATCAGATGATTATTACATAATGCTTTTAAATCAGGTCCTCCATATTTAATAAGTAACAAACTATAATCTTGTTTTGTTAGTTCATTGGATGAATTATTTTTATTAATATAATTACAATTTTTAATATCATTCATTAATTCTGGATCATTATAATCAGGATTACACATAATAGGTTTACCTAAATGAAAATCATTGGTAGGGTCAATTTTACCAATAAATAAAAATTCTTTTAATTCAATTTCAGCATTTTTGGTTTTCATAAATTTTGACACATAATCATTATAATTGAAATTTGATTCAGGAGGGGTTTCACAATGTAAACTTGGTTTAATAACACAACCATAGGCACCCTCACCAATAATCTGTCGTTTAATTGGTTTAGAATGAATAATATCATCTATTTCTTTTTTTTTACCAGATTTTTTTTTTTCAATATTCTTATCCATATAAATAATAATAGATTTTATTATAATTAGAATAAAATTTCAGGCGCAATTCGTATTCTAGCATTATTATTATTTATAGCCATTAAATGAAAACTACGGTGTTCACAATCAATAAATGAAGCTTTTCCTTTGAAAAGCATTTTTCCAGCCACTCTTATATTTTCATCAATTAAATGTTGAGGTAATAAATCTAAACGAGGTTTATAATCATAAAAACAATTAATAAATTTGTTAGTTTTGTATAATCCAAACCCGTTGAATGCTGATAAACAAGGGATCAATGTTTTGGTAGGAGTTTCTTCAATAATTTTTTCAATATATCTTCCCCAAGCTTTCCAATCTTTAAAATGAAAACAACTGAATACATAAGGATATTTAGAAAATGCCCATAAATCATAATATGGTTTTTTGTTAAATGTTAAAGCATCCCAATCATCATTATTAATTATGTAATATAACAAGATTTCTAATTGAATAGGTGTTGAACAAACTTCGTCACAATCAATCATTATAAAATATTCAAAATCATGAAAATTAGTTTTTAAAATGTCTAAACATTTATTGCGCGCTCTGGCTATATTTTGAACACGATATTGAGTTAATGGCTCTGTACCAATATGTAAAATAAAATTATCATTATGAATATTTTGATAATTTTGTAAAATTTGTAATGAATCATCGCTGGAATTATCATACGAAATAATAATTTTATAATTTTTAAAAATGTTACCAATACTTTCAATATTTTGTAATACTTTTTCTAAATATGGAGCGCAATTTCTAACAGTACCACATATACAACAGTTTGATTTAATCATAATATATATAAAATTATAATTAAATTATATTTATATTATAAGAATATTATAAAAATAGTATAAGTAGTGTAATTAAATATCTAAACTAACAGTATTTTTATCAGATTTGGGTCTTCTGCGACTTCTTTTTGGAATATTGGCATCAGACTGAATACTTTTTAAATCATCAATACTAATTGTACTATTATTGTTAGGATCCTCTACTATATCATTGTTTCTAAGTTGAGGACTTAAAGCAATATCAATTGTTTTAGTTTTTAATCCAGATAGGATTTCAGTAATATCGCTAGGTCCTTTCATATCAGGACGTCTAGAACTTTTTTGAGCAGGTTGTGGAGATTCAAATCCAGGAATTCCAAAGTTAGATTCTTTAATACTTATACCGTCATTAAAATTGTTTCCTCTAGCCATAGATATATCAGGTCGTCCTACATTCATTTGTCCCATATTATTTCCTCCTCTATTAGGTGGTGGAAAAGATCCTTGAGTTGCCATAGGTGGAGGGGGACCTCTACCAGTAGGAACCTGAGGTTCTCCATTTTGATTCATTATATTATTCATAAAACCAGAAAATCCAGGATTAGATCCAGCCATAGAATTTACCGCAGCATTTTGAAATTGACGCATTAAATCAGGATTTTGTCTTAAAATATCATCCATGCCAGGCATGGCCGATTTAAACATAGTATTTGTCATATGAACCATCATAGCACTACCTCCCAATTGAAATAATAATTTAAGTTCTGGTGCCATAGAAGCTTTACTTTTATATTTTTCATAAAGTTCGCCAAAAATTTCATCATAATCACCAATATTTTCATTAATTTGTTCCCCCCACCCATCAAGTTTAACATCAAATGGATCAAAGCGATTATTTAAAAATTCAATACCATTAATAAGTGCCATCATCATATTTCCTTGAAATTTAACAGAATTTTGTTTTGTTTTTTCTTCCATAATCATTTCATATTCCCCTTGCATTTCTAAAAGACTAGAATCCATATTGTATTTTTTTGTTAATTCAACGCCTTTTTTTTCAAGAGCTTCTAACTTTCTTAAATACTTAAATTTTTCTCTAAGAGTTTCTTCTTTTGATAATTTTGGTTCTGAAGACATTCTTTGATCAGGATTAATAGGAATATTATTAAATTTACCGTAACCATCCCATGTTTTGGAATCTGATGCGGTATTAGCGGTTGATTGACCAAGATTTGTTGATTCTATATTAATATCGTCAAATCTTACAGAGGGTTTATCATCTGAAAATGATTTTATACCAAATAATCCAGATTCATATGAATTACTTATAGGAGAACTAGTTTCATTTGCTAAATTATTCAATTCATTTTCTAAATTATTGAGATCTTCAATATCAATATCACTGGTCATGCCATGATTATTACTTTTTTTATCATTCATTAATAATTCAATTCCGCCACCAAAATTTGATTTAGAAGTAAAATTATTATTAATATTATTATTAAAATTGGAAAGTTCATCAAAGTCTGTAGAAATGTCAATAATATCGTTATCCATTATGAATTAATAAGATGATTTAATTTTAAGTAATACGAATTGTAAAATATATATTTTATAATTTAATTAAAAGTATTTATTAAATCTTCAAGGGTGTAAACCAACTTTATGTTTAATATACCATAGTCCCTGTAAAAAACAATCAGATAAATCATCTTTTTTGGTATGTTTATTTATTAAATTTTCCCATTCTTTGAATCTAAAGTCATTATTAATAATTTCTAAACATGTTTGGATGCCCAATTTTTTACGTTGTTTATAGTCTGATTTTTCCTTATTATCTTTTGGTAAAAAATCTTTTAATTTATTTGCTGCGCTAATAAATTCAATTATTATATTATTGTTTTTCATTATAAAATATTGTGAAATCATACCTTGAATTGTTTTCATTTTATTAGCGATTGGTCCAATTTGATTTTCAATAATAATGTTATTTATAGATAATAAATGTTCCTCAAGAATATCATCAAATTTATGTTGAATATTTTTCCCAATTGTTACTAAATCAATTTTTGAAGCATTTGTTTTTTGAATTTCAGAATAACAATTAGTATGAGAAAATTCGGTTAAAAGTCCAATCAAAATTGTTTTTTTTGGAGGATTTTCATATTTTATTTTATATTTATCAGCAATATCAATAATATTTTGTATTTTTTGTTTATTTAAATAAGATGTTGTTAGTTCTTGTGTTGGTTGTAAATAATTGTGTTTTTTGGAATGTTTTAAGCAATAACAGTTTCCATCTTTTTTGAATTTAGCTGGTTTATCACATAACCCATTTTTATCTATTTCAATACATTTGGAATCAGTTTTTTCAGTTAAGTCTATATTATCCCATTTTAAAATTTTTAAATTATTAGATTTATCATCTAAATTTTGTATCTCAAAAAGACAAAAAGATAAATTTTTTATACCAATATCAATACTAAATATTTTCATTTATAATAGTAATTTATAAAAAGTTATTATTATATTATTATTCAATAAATTTCAATAAGTTTTTTTTTTATTATTTAATTATTTCAAAAATTGGTTGGAATAGTTGGCGCAATCATTCTTGATTTCATTTTTTCATTTGTTATATAATCTTGTTTTAAATCACTATTTCTAAATCCGTAAATTGGACTACTTGAATCATGATTGGATGTATAAATAAATGGTGTGTTATCTACCGATTTATTATTAACATTTATATAAGGATTATTTCCTGAATTATAAATTGATTCCATAGTATTATATTTCATAATTTGATTTGCGTTTTTCATCATATATTGTCTATATTGCCAATTAGATTTTATTCCAGTATCAACTAAAATTTTTTGATTCATTTTTGCGTCAGGTTGCCATAAGCTATCAGCTGTTGTTTGGAATTCTTGATTGGGTTCTATAGTGTAATAATTATTCATATTATACTAGATATATATAAAAAATCTTATTATTAATTTATCAAATTTATTCTTCACCAAGTATTTTTAAAATATCAGTTTTTTTTAATTTACTTGGGTCCGCAATTCCCTTATTACCCGCAATTTCTCTCAATTTATTTACTGACATTTTTTTATAATCGGTTTTGGATTCTTCCTCTAAATCATTTATATTGATATTTTTAAAAAAACTATTATCTTCTTTTATTTCATTATCATTAAAAGCCATCAAATTTGTTTCTTCTAAATCAAATGTTTGTTCTAAATGAATAGTTTTAATTGATTTATTATGTTCAAAATCATTATTATATTCTAAATCAACAATATCGGAATTTTCAAGAGGTACACTTAAATTGTCTAATGTTAATTGAATCATTTTATCTTCACCCAAAACATCTTCTACTTCTTCTATATCATCTAAATCATCATCATCTTCTTCTAAATCATCATCTTCTTCTAAATCATCTTCTTCTAAATCATCGTCATCTTCTTCTAAATCATCGTCATCTTCTAAATCGTCATCATCTTCTAAATCATCATCATTATCTGAAACTTCTATAAGATCAGACCCTCCAACCAATTGAGAAGCCAATTGAAACTTATCAGTAGCAGGAATATCTTTCATAGAATTATTATTATTTAATTTACTTCTAAAGAAATGCATTTCTTCTGCCATGGTAGAAATTAACCCAATCATAGAATTAAGTTTATGATCCTGTTCAGTCATTTTGTAATTAACATAAGCCATTATACAGCCAATTAAAATAAAAATAACAATAATAAATAAAAATGATGAGCTAAATAAATTAGAAAAGACCATTATTAAATTTTATTGATATATTTTAATTATTTTTAAAACGAATTATTTTCTGTATTCTAAATTATATTTTTTACAATGCGTTTTAAATTAAATTATTTTTTCATACGTTTTTAGTAATGAAAATAGTAACAGCGGTTGTAAATAATGTAGATTTTATAATAATACAATATCATACATTGAAAAAATATTTTAGAGGTAATTATGAGTTTATTGTATTCAACGACGCAAAAAGTTATCCTGATTCAACCAATTTCGGTGATACTAGTATCAAACAGAAAATAGAATTGATATGTAAAAAATTAAATATAAAATGTATAAATATTCCAAATGATCATCATAAATTTGTTAAAGGAGGTTCAGAAAGAACAGCAGATTCAATAAATTACATATTGAAGTATCAAATAGCAAATCCAGATAAATATTTATTAATAGATAGTGATATGTTTTTACTAAACTATTTTGATATAAATATTTATTCAAATTATGATTGTGCTATTGTTTTACAAACAAGAAATCAAAATCAAAATACTATACATTATTTATGGAATGGTATATATTATTTTGATATGAATAGAATAAAAAATGTTAATTTATTGAATTGGAATTGTAGCCCAGGATGTGATACTGGGGGAATGACACAAGAATGGTTAAAAACCCAAATACATGAAAATATATATTTTATAGATCATAAATGTTCTGGTAATTGGGATGAATTGGATATTCCAGTAGGGTTAAGAAATAATATAGAATTGACTACATTTTTAAAAAATGATATTAGAAACAAAGATGGAAAGTTTTTTTGTGAATTATATGAAGATGTATTTTTACATTATAGAGCTGGGAGTAATTGGAGAGGGGAAGGTAATAAATTACATAAGGATCTAACTAATTTATTAAAAAAAGTATTATTAGCATAATAAAAAATATTTATATAGTATAAATAATGAAAATTAAGGGTATAATTTATCCATCCTATTTAAAAGTTTTAATTGTTTTAATTGTTTTATTATTTTTAATAATTATTTATTTTGTTTTAAAACGTAGAATAGCTATTAATGCTATGTTTTTATTATATGATATTTATGCTTTATTTGGTATATATTGGAGGTTTAAACCACAATATTGTTCCAATATGAAAATAGGATTTAATCCAGTAATGCCATTAGAATATTATGCTGAATTTAATAAAACGATTTTTGATAGAATACCAAAAGGAGAAAATGATAAAAATAGTGAAAAAATTAAAACGATTTGTGATAGAAATTTACATTGGTTACAGAAAAATAGAAATATTTTTTATAAACCCAAAGATATTAAGGTATTCTTTAAAGATGATCCAGATTTTAATAAAAATGTAATGTTTCATATTAAAAATGATTTACCATTTGTAATACGCGGGGTAGAACTTAAATGTTTTGAAAACATGCGATTTGAAAATTTAATGAAAATAGCTGGAAATAAAAAGGTTTATATGAGTCCTAGTCCAGAAGAATCATGTCCTGATAATGTTTTTACTGAATTAAAAAATATAATGGAAAATAAGTGTTATATAACAAATTCCACAAATTTATTTTTTTATTATCCAGATTTATTACCCGATTCTGATATGGATATTATAAAAAAGTTAATAAATGGATATATGTCAAATGATAGTAAACAACTATTCTTAGGTGTTGTAAAAGGTACTGGTACAGCATTACATGCGGCATATACGAATAATTTTTATTTAATGATTCAAGGAGAAAAAAAATGGACTTTTTTTAATCCAAATCAATTGGCATTATTATATCCAAGGTTTCAAGAAAAAGGTATTTATATGGCATCGGAATCTAGATTTTTAAATATGGATACAGATGAATTTTTAGATAAATTTCCATTAATTAAATATGCTGAACGATATGAAATAGAATTAAAAGAAAAAGATATATTATATAATCCAATGTCTTGGTTTCATTCTGTTTATAATAAGACCGATATATCAGTAGCATGTTCAACACGATGGTCAAGGCCTGATAAGATTCCTGATACACATCTTCTTCGGTATGGTCATATGATAAATCCAGAATTAAGAAATTATGTAAAAGATATTTATATAAATACTGGAGTATTAGGTATTTCACATATAGATGAACATAAACATATGATTGGAGAAAATAATCCAGATGCGATTCCTTACTGGGATAAATATACCAATGATTCGCATAAAATATGTAGGGATGAAAATTGTAGTCTTCATTGGCATAATAATTTGTAATAATAATTTGAAATAAAAAACGTATTTTATTAATTTTGTAAATTTATAAAATAATATAGATTACATTTTGGTATTTTCTAAAATTTCCCTAGGATAATTCATATCATGTAAAACTTTTAATCCACCTTTTATTTTTGAAATTCCTTCGTTTAAAAGATAAATATATTCAAAATTGTCGTTTTTTTTTAGCGTTTTCATATTATAATTTTGAATATTTTCATTTTTTGACAATTTTTTACAAAGTTTTGTATAATGTGTTGTTAATAAACAAGTTACATTTTCATTTTTAACAATATAATCCATAAAAGCAAACGCACTAACAACCGCTTCTTCAGGATTGGTTCCAGAATACAATTCATCAAAAATACAAAAATGGGATTCTTTATTTTTATTATTTAAAGAATCTAATATTTCTTTACATCTTCTAGCTTCAGCTTGAAATAAACTATCACGTCCAGATGTATCGGGAATATTCAAATAGCAATGTATATTATCATAAGGGCTAAATTTAAGAGATTTAAAACAACCAAATCCAATTTGTTGCGAAAGAATTATATTAATTAAAACAGTTTTTAAAGTAGTGGTTTTACCAGAGGCATTAGGACCACTAATAATCATATTTTTGTTTAAATTACAATTATTTTTTTTTATTTTGTTTAGCTTGGAACTAATTTTACAGTCAGAATTTATATCATCAATAAATTTAGGATAATACATTTGTTTGAAAATAGGTTTTCCTTTTTTGACAAAAATAGTTTTTACAAGATTATTATTTTGAATTTTACAATGAGTTTGGTTTAGTATGCTAAAATATCCATGGAAACCAAATGAATATAAAATAGAGTCATTATAAATTTTATTATCGTATAATTGATAAAAAGTATACATGATATGTCCAATTTCAGTGATTTTAGTAAATGAAAAATGGAAAGGAGTTATTTTATTTATTTTATCATATAAATCAGATAATATTTGATTATGATTTTTAATTGTATCATTAAATATATTGTAATTTGTTAAATGAGATGTTTTTAAAGAGTGATATTTCATTAATTCCAAAGTATATGCCAAATACTTTTTAAATTTATGTAAATAATTATGAATTTTATTCATATTAGAATAGAAACGTACACATACCAATATATTTTGATAAATAGAAAAAACATAAAACGCAGCTGATAAAAGTAAATACATTTTTTGTCCAAAATCTACTTGATGAAAATGAGTAAATATTTTAAAAATAGCATGATTGGAAATAATTGCTTTTAAAATTTGTATATATTCTTTAATATTAAGTTCAATTCCTTTCAATTTAATTACAAAAAATGGTATTAAAATAACAAAAATAGGTAGACAAAGAGATAAAATTGGTGAAGCAATATTATAAATACTCATTATTTGTAAAAAAAAAGGATTATTATTCAATTCTTTGGCAAATGTCCAATCAATATATAAATATTTTTCTTTAAATCCAGTTTCACCCTTAATTTCCTGCCATAAACTAACAATTTCATTTAAATGGAAATCTTTATTTCCTATTGAATATTTATTATGAATTGTATTTACTTCATCTGATTGTAATGATTTAATTAATTTTTGAGTATCTTTTAAATAATTTACGTCAGTTGTGTAATAATTAGCAAATTGTTTAATTACTTTATTAGATAATTTATTGGATGGATTAAAAACATTTTCATAAATAGATGGTTCATTTTTATCTGAAGATTCAACTAATTCTAAATCGTTAATGATAGTATCATTAAGTTTTTTAACTTGATTATTGTAACAAATTGGAATTTTAAAAATTGTATTGATATCTTCTAAATTATTATTTAGATTTGATTCTGTATCAGTCATTATTTGTAAAATAGAATATATATTAATTTATTTTACGAATTTATTTTACGAATTTATTATTTATGATATCAAATTAAAATCTCCAGGCAATTCATCAATTTGAGTTGAATAATATGATTCAATTTCTCTCATTTTAATAATATCACGTCTTGTTATAAAATTTATACCAGTTCCTTTTCTTCCCCATCTACCTGAACGTCCAATTCGGTGTAAATAAGTATGAATATCTTTTGGTAAATCAAAGTTAATTATAATACTAACTTGTTGTATATCTATACCTCTCGCAGTAACATTAGAAGAAATAAGAACACGCGCGGCACCAGTTCTAAAACTTTTAAAAGCATTTTCACGTTCAATTTTTTCCATATTACTATGAATACATGATACAGGAAAATTATCTTCTTTCATAGCTTCATATAAATCAACAACGCGTTTAACACTATTGGCATATATTATACATTGAGACATTGAAATAAATTGATAAAGATCTTTTAAAGTTAAATATTTTTGTCTATCATCCTCAACCGCAACATAATATTGTTTTATACCTTCAAGTGTAAGACTTTCAGCTTTAACAGAAATTTTTACAGGATCTCTCATAAATTTATTTGTAATTTGATAAATATTATTTGGCAAAGTAGCGCTAAAAAGAGCTATTTGAACATTTTTATTTAAATATTGAAATATATTATATACTTGTTCTTTAAATCCAGATGATAACATTTCATCAGCTTCATCAAGAATTACCAATTTTAGTTTATTTGCGTTAATAAGACGACGTCTTATCATATCAAAAACTCTTCCTGGACATCCTACTATAATATGAGGTGGTTTTTCACATAGTTCAAATGAGTCTTGATCAATAGAGGAACCTCCAATTATAGTTTTAATTCTTAGACCATTCATCATACATGATAAATTACTAATTACGGTAAATATTTGTAAAGCTAATTCATGTGTAGGTGCCATAATAAGAATTTGATTATAATTTTCTGAAATATTAACTCGTGATAAAGCACCAACCGTAAAAGCAGCAGTTTTCCCTGTTCCTGACTGTGCTTGCGCAATAATATCTAACCCCATTTGTATAGGAAGAATTGCTTTACTTTGTATAGGACTTGGTTTTTCAAAACCATAACTATAAATTCCTCTTAAAATATCAGGATTCATATCAAAATTATCCCATGAGTTTATTATTTTTAAATTCTCTTCGTTATTTATTTGTTTATCTACTTCATTATTATCTCCATTTTCTCCTGCCATTTTTATATAATATAAACAAGTGTTGGTTTTAAGTGTATTTAATTTTATAAATTATAATAAAAAAAATTGATATAAATAATTATCTATATATTTAAAGTATAAATAGATAATGGCAAATGTATTGAAATATAATCTTAAGGAAATAACAGATATTTCATTTAGTGGTTTTAGTTATGAAATATCTGAAGAACGCGCGTCAATTATAAATTATTTATGTTCCCAAGTTGGTTCTCAAGGTTTATTATCCAATATATTTCAAAAATCAGATTCATCTAAAGTATTTGATAATTCTATTTCTCCAAATTCTAATTTTAAAAATAATAATAAAAAACGTAGAGGAAATAAAGGTATGGAAATAAATGCGGAGGATTGGGAATCCATTAGGACTTTTCAAACTACAAAAATTGAACAAAAAATTGGTATAGATAATGACATAGATCAAATACGTTTATTATTAAATAAATTAACTGATAGAACCTTTTTAGATATGAGAGAAAAAATTATTGAAAAGATTGATAAAATTACTACTTTAGAAAACAATTTGGAAGAGAATGCTTTGGAAGAATATTATAAAAAGATAGGAAATATGATATATGAAACAGCCTCAACCAATAAATTTTATTCAAAAATATTTGCTGATTTATTTGCTGAATTAATATCAAAATATGTTTGGTTAAAACAAATATTTGATGATAAATACAATAATATTATGGAACAATATAAAAATATACTTTATATTGATCCAGATGAAGATTATGATAAATTTTGTGATATGAATAAAGTAAATGAAAAACGTAAAGCTGTAACTAGTTTCTTTGTAAATTTGTCTTTAAATGGAATTGTAGAAAAAATATATATTGTAAAAATTCTAAAAGATTTATTAGTTATTGTGATGAATCTAATAACAGAACAAAATAGGAAAAATGAAGTTGATGAATTAACTGAAAATATAGCTATATTATTTAATAAGGATATAATAGAATCTGTAGATTATCATGACACCGAACTTTTTATTAATAATAAAACAATAATTGAAACAATTACAATGTTAGCAAAATGTAAAGCAAAAGATTATGTAAGCTTATCTAATAAAGCAATATTTAAATATATGGATTTAATTGATATGTAATTCTATTATAAAAAAATAAAAAATAAAAAATAAAATATTATTATATGATGAGTTTTTTAAATGTAATATATTTTTGTTTTTTAATGAATATAACAAAAAATTTTAATACGCAATATGTTAATTATATTTCAAATGATCGTATAAATTTAAATTATAAAAAAAAAAATTGTCATAAGCAATATAAAATTAAGGGAGAAATTTGTGGAGATTTATGTGTTAGTTCATTAGCAGCACCTCATACACGTAGGATAGGAGGTACCTTACCGGGTTCATGTGTTGAAGTAGGATATACAAAATATCTTTATTCGGAAAGTAAATTTATTGGTCCATTTGGTATAACAACAATTAATGTTTATTCTAAGCCATAATTAATTTTGATAATAACATGAATTCAGAATAATTTAAATAATCATTAAAAATAGTTTCAAAAGTTTTGGTACTAGTATCATCATTTAAATGAATTTTATCTTTCATTTCTGGTAAACTAGTTAATTGACGAATAATATTATTAAATATTTTACATTTTTCACATGATAACATTATAATAAGAATCTCTTTATTCATTTTAAGATTATTAAATGAAATATACAAAAGTAATTTAACAAAATCATCTTCAAACTTTGTATAGTTATATGATTTTTTAATATTAATGATATGTTTTTGTGAATTATCTACATCTTCCATTATTAGCTCAGATATATTATCTATATTTTTATATGATAAAGAATAAGTAATGTTATTTAATTTATTTTGTGGAAGAGTGCGTACATCTACCATTAAACCGAAATCATAGATAACAATTTTCATATTTTCATAAGAATTGCTATTTTGTATTCCAAAATTGCCATAATGCATATCACCATGAATAAATCCATGTTGAACGCAAGCCAATTGAAAAAAAGTTAAAGCTAAACATGTTTTGAATAAAATGATTTTATCAATATTATGACGTTTTTCTAATAAGATTGGTTCAGATGGTTCATAACTCATAACAATACAATTATTAGAAAAATCTTTCATTTCAGGAAAAATAAATAAATTGGTTAAATTGTCTTGTAATTTAGAATTAAAAATTTTTTTTATTATAATACCAGAATTATATTCTTTTTCCATATCAATTTGTTCAACTAATCCATCAAAAAACCAATCACAAAAAACTTTTAAATTGGATGGAAATAAATAACTTTGTTTAATATTCAAATAATTTGATTTGGCATGAAATACTTCTTGTTTAATTTGTGGATGTAATATTTTTATAACGTTTTCCTCCAATTTATATACTTGAGCAATAGTTCCTGATCCTATAAGTGAATCTTTGTGTATTTTATTGGTATCGTATTTATTTCCAAAGGATTCTTTTATTATTTGTTTTGAATATTCATGATCATGAATAGGGCATGTAAACAACATTTTTTGTAATTCAATAGCTAAATCAGGACCAATAAGTTCTTCTTGATAGGATAAAACCTGAGAAAATTTTTGCCATATTGGTCCAGATTCTTGTAAAATATTTTTTATTTCTATAATACAAGATTTTTTATCAATAGACAATTTATATTGTATTATTTTAATAAATAAAAGGAGGATATTCATATATTTATAGATTTATTTTTTTTAACAAAAAAAACGATTTAAAATTATATAAATAGGATTATTATAATATGAATAGTAATTTAAATGAAAATATTTCTATTTTACTAAAAGAAAAAGAATCTAATGAATTATCAGAAAATGAATTTCAAAAAATGGTACAAGAATTAGATGATAAAATGAATGAAGAGTTAGGTGATGAAAATGGTGGTTTGAATAATAAAAATTTAGATTTGGTATATTTTGTAAATAAAGATTTTTATAATAATGATGAATTATATTATAATGAAGAATATAGCGTAAAAGAATTATTAAAAATTTGTAATTATTATGGAATAGATAAAAATATAAGAACATCAAAATGTAAAAAACAAGATATAATATCAACTATTGTATATTTTGAAGGTCTATTAGAAAATTATTTAATAGTTCAACAAAGAAATTTAATGTGGGCATATATGACAGAATTAAATAATGATTCAAAAATGAAGAAATATATTATTTGGAACTAAAAAATAATAGTAAAGTTGTAAAATATTAAATCTTATTAATTTATATACAATATGGTTGTATCTAAATTAGACAGAACAATTAATTATCCAGAACTAAAAAGAGTAGATCCAGATGATTTAAGTAAAGAATCAACTTTATATCAAATAGAAATAAAGGATTTAAATGTAATAGTAGCTATAGGAGGTCCAAAAAATACATTTGCGGATAAAAATATAACTTATTTTCCAGTTTATTTAGTTAAACATAATAAAAAAGTATTACAAATAGGAGTATATGAAATTCCATCTACTAATCAAGTAGATTATGTAGATGAATCATTAATATTAGATGTAGAACGATTAAATGAGCCATTGATATATACATTCGCAACGAAAGATATGATAAATAAATTAAGGTTGATTCCTAAAGAAGAGAATTTGCGCAAGGCTGAAGAGAATTTGCGCAAAGCTGAAGAAAAAAAAACGATAAAAAAAACGAATAAGGGTCCGATTGAAACAGAAATACTTATTCCGCAGATTAGAAAAGACATTTTTACCGCCAGAATCGGCGCTAATATTCCTGAACAATTGAAAAAAGAAACCTCTAAAATCGCTAAAGAAATACGACAAAAATATCATGAAGATGATAATGATATTTGGATAAAAAAATTTATGAAAAATCCTAATTATAATTTAGATAATAACGGTGGATGCCTATTTGATGTTATTATAGATGGATTTTCAAGTATTGGTCAAGATACGACTATAACAAAATTAAAAAATAAAGTAGCTGATGAAGTTAAAATAGAATTATATAATGATTATAAAGATCGTTATACCATGTTTTTTAATGAAATTAATAATACTAGGGCAGAATCAATTGTTAAGAAAAAAGAATATGATGGTTTGAAATCTAAATTAATAAACACTATTGACCGCGAACAACAATTAATTATAAGAGATGCGGCTTTAAAGGTAAAAACACAATTTGATAAATTAAAACAAGATAACGAGTTTGCTAAACATAATATTAAAGAGGTTCTATTTATGAAAAATATTACTAGCTTAGAAGATCTTAAAAAAAATATAAAAACATGTGAATTTTGGGCAGATTCTAAAACTATTAATATCTTAGAAAGGATATTAAATATTAAATTTATTATTTTTTCAAGTAATACCTATAATTCTGGAGATATAGATAACGTTTTACAATGTAATTCCTTTATAGATCCTATTATTTTATCTAGAGGTGAATTTAGACCAGAATTTTATTTAATAGTTGACCAAACTGGAGATAAATATAAATTAGTTAGTTATAAAAAAAAGAAAATATTTTATTTTAATGAAATTCCATATGATATTAAAAGAATGGTAGTTGACAAATGTATGGAAAACAATTCTGGATTATTTTCTTATATTCCTGAATTTCATGATGAAAATATACCAGTGGCTAAAGGAATTCCCTCTTTTGATGAATTAGGAGAGGCTAAAATAATGAATTTATATGATGATAATATTGTATTTTCTTTTTATTCTAAATCGGCTGATAATCCAATTCCTGGTAATGGTTCAGGTGAAAAAATTCCTTTAGGAATTATAAATGAATTTTCCGATTTAGCTAATATTCCCAAATGGAGAAAAAAATTATCTAATTTTTGGATTCAACCTTTTTCATTAGATAATCATCGTTGGGCATCTGTGGAAAATTATTACCAAGCATCCAAATTCAAAAAAAATAATCCTGAATTTTATTTATCATTTACATTAGATTCTGGAACTGAATTATCTAAAAATCCTGAAATGGCTAGAAGTGCTGGTAGTAAAAATGGTAAATATAAAAAAGAATTAATTAGACCTAAAAATGTTATTATTGATCCTGATTTTTTTGAAACACGCTCTGATAGAGAATTAAAACAAGCACTTCAAGCTAAATTTACACAAAACGATGATCTCAAAAAATTACTGTTATCTACAAAAAATGCGAAATTGGTTCATCATAGAAGAGGTAGAAGTCCACAAGTTCAAGATAATCTCATGATTATTCGTGATAAATTATCAAAAGGTGAGATATAATTTGTTTAACAATTAGTACCAACAGGATTCATACGGGCCGTTTGTCCATTAGGACAACAACCATAACGTGTTCCAGCACATCCTCCAATTAATTTACTTGGGGTTGGAACTGGGATTGGAATTGGTTTAATTGGATTTGTATTAATAATAATAATATGTGTTAAAAATACCATTATAATCAAAATAATGATTAAAAAAATAATTAATCCGGAGTTATTATCCATATATAATTACTAAATATTAATTTAATTTTCTAAAATAGAAATTTAATAATAAAAATATAATAAAACTTTATTATATATTTAATTATGAAGATTACAAATGAAAGTTATAATTTAATGTCATTTTTTGTTAAAAATAATTGTATAAAACCATTAAAACAAACGAAAAAAACTGATAGCTTAATGTATAAATTATACCAGGAAATTTATGATGGTTTTAAATATATAAACAATATTAAATCAAAAATGGGACCATCTTTTTATAAATTAAAAATATCAACTATAACAAATGTTAATCAAATACCGAAACCAGCCACTTTTCCTCCAAACGCATTTCCTACTTCTGTAAGAAAACATATTGATGAAAGTATTTTAAGTTCATTTAAATATAACTTCTCTTTATTAGGAAGATTTATTACAATATATTTTATAACTGAGAATTCAAATCCAGAAGAATTAATTGAAACATATAATAATTATGTTGATTATATGTTAGTTTGGTTATATATTATAAATGGATATGCTTCAAGAAATTGTTCTCCTGATTTAAATATATATATATATCATACAAATTTATTAAAAGAATTTCCATCTACTAATATTGAAATATTAGATGAATCCAATGTAAATTCAGCATTTACTAGAACATGTCCTAAAAATTCGGAAATTGTAATATTTAGAAAAGAAGAATGGTTTAAAGTATTTATGCATGAAACATTTCATAACTTTGGATTAGATTTTTCTGATATGAATAATACAATGTGTAATTTAAAAATATTATCTATTTTTCCAGTAACTTCAGATGTAAATTTATATGAATCTTATGCTGAATTTTGGGCAAGAATGATGAATGTTTTGTTTTGTAGTTTTGTTAGTATGAAACATAAAAATGATATAAATGAATTCATATCAAATGTTGAAATTTTTATTAATTTTGAAAGAATTTATTCTTTTTTTCAAGTTGTAAAGATTTTAAAATTCATGAATATTACTTATAAAGATTTATATAATAAAAGCAGTGAATCAGAAAATATAAGGAAAACATTATATAAAGAAAATACAAATGTATTGGCTTATTATATAATTACATTGATTTTGATAAATAATTATCAAGATATTTTAAACTGGTGTAATACAAATAATACATCATTATTACAATTTAAAAAAACAACTTCAAATTTGGAAAGTTTTTGTAAATTTATTGAAAAAAAATATAAAACCAAAAATTTGTTAGATGGTATTTTATGTATTGAAAAATTATTAATAAAAATGAATAATAAAAAGAAAAAAGATTTGAATTATTTATTGAACAATTTACGTATGACTATTTGTGAATTAGGTTAGTTTTATTATGAATGGTTTGTTTATATGATATTAAACATTTCATTTGACAAATAAATATCACCAACTTTTTGACGTAAAACTTGTTTCAATAAAAAATTTTCTATTTCAGGAACAAAAAAATATGTATAATTAAAATAATAATCATTGATAAGAAAAGATTTCGTTGTAATAGAATTATCTATTTTATTCAAATTTTTTACATTATCAAATATTGCTAGGGAATAATAATTATAAAAATATATTTTACTAAAACAACCTATTAATTTATTTCTTTTACCTAATTCATAATGAACAATATAATAATAATTGCCTTCTATAAGATGTTCAAAATCAATAGGTTTCATAATATAATATAATATTATATATATAATTTACATTCAATTTATAGAAAATAATTAATTATGTTAATATATTGTATAAATGTGTTGGAATAAAGAAGTTTCATTAAATACATTTTTATTTAGTTTTGGTGTATTATTATTAATTATTTACAATAATAAATATACTCAATATAAAATCAAAGAATTAAATAACATAAGGTTTTATATGTTTTTGTCTTCCATTATATTTGTACAATTATTAGAATATTTTATTTGGATAAATATAAATAATTCTTTTTATAATCAGATATTTACAACTTTAGTTATTTTATTAACTTTATTACAACCAGTTTTTTCATTATTATTAATTGATAATAAAAAGTTACGTGATAATATTTTATATTTTTATATTATTATTTTAATACCAATTTCAATAGATTTATTTAGATCAACAAAGTTACAATCTATTGTTAGTAAATTAGGCCACTTAGAATGGGGAATTATAAAAAATAAACCATCTTTAGTAATGAAATATTTATCTTGGATTTTTATAATAGTTTGGTTATTTTGTTTATTTTTTCCCATTATATATATAAAAAATTATTGGCTATTAATTGTGGGATTTTTAACCTTGTTAGTATCAGTATATTATTATTTTAAAGATAATACTCTTAGATCTTTATGGTGTTGGCTAACCAATTTAATTTCTATACATTATGCTGTATATTTATTATTTTATTTACCTTTTATACAATAAATAAAAAAGAGGGCCTTTAAATACTTTTTTAATATTATTTATTTTTTCAACTTAAAGGGCCTTTAAATACTTTTTAATATTATTTATTTTTTCAACTTAAAGAGCCTTTAAATACTTTTTTTATATTATATAATTCTTTTCATTTTATTATGATGCCAGCATAAATCACTATTTTTATAACAAGATTTACCACAAATGGTATCGTCTTTTTTTAAACTAGGACAAATATATTTGTATGTTCCATTTCCCATATATTTCTTATTTTGCTTCCATGAGTTTGAAGCATCATCAAAATCTATGTTAACTTCATAAAGTTCTTTTATTTGACTTCTTGTTTTCATTTTGTTTGTTAGTTAATTTTGTTTAGACTAACAACTTTTAAAAAGTATTTCAATTTTTTTTATTATTCATATTTGAATGATCTTTCCAATAGAATTTGGAAAGAAATCTAAATAATCCAACTAACATACATTTTTGGAATAATAATTTTCAATGCCATATTATTCCACCTTTTCTGATTTCACAAGTTAGAAAAAACGTTCATTTTTAATGAAATGAAATAAATCAAAAAAACAGCGTGTGAAAATGAGAAAAGGGGTAAAATAAAAAATTGATACTAATTATTATTTTTTCTTCTTTAATAAATAAAAACATTAGAAAATGGGAATCCGAAATTTAAATCAATATTTACGTAATAATTGTGAGCAATCTATCCGTTGTATTAATCTTGCTGAATTATCTGGGAAACGTATTGTTGTAGATACAAGCATTTATTTATACAAATATGAAACTGAAAATGCTTTACTTGAGAACATATATTTAATGTTGTCAATATTCCGACATTACAATATTATTCCAATTTTCATATTTGATGGGAAACCCCCTTTAGAAAAAAAATCATTATTAATTAAAAGAAAAGAAGGTAGAGATGAAGCAATGATTGAATATACCAAACTTCAATTTCAATTAAATGACAAAGATAATTTGAATGAATCGGATAAACAAGATATTCTTTCTTCTATTGAACAATTAAAAAAACAAATTGTTCAAATTAATAAAGTTAAAATTGAAAAAGTTAAAAAATTAATTAGAGCTTATGGCGCAACCTATTTTGATGCTCCAGGTGAAGCCGACGTATTATGCGCTTTATTAGTTATTAAAAAAAAAGTTTGGGCTTGTTTAAGTGAAGATATGGATTTATTTGTATATGGTTGTACAAGAGTGCTTCGGTATTTTAGTTTAATTGGACATACAGCCGTTTTATATTATATGAAAGGAATTTTAGAAGAATTAAATATGACACAAAAAGAATTTAAAGAAATTTGTGTTTTATCAGGAACAGATTATAATATGAATGCTAATGGATCAGAAAAAATTGATAAAGTTAATTTAAATATGACATTGAAACATTTCCGTAAATATAAAAATTCAAATTCAAAATTATCTTTTTATCATTGGTTGAATGAAAATAATGATTATATATCTGATATAGAATTATTATTTAAAATTAATAATATGTTTGATGTTGATTACAATAATGAAATTATTGAAACTTTTAAAAATATTAAGATATGTAATGGGGCCATTATTCACAATGATATTAAACATATTATGGAAGAAGAAGATTTTATATTTATCAATTAATTACTTTAATTATATATTATTGTTTACATCCAATAATATATTCTTCAGGATTATTTTTTAAACGTTAAAGCTTGTGATAAACCTTTATCAATATTAGATTTAATATTTTCTAAAGCACACCCTATATTTCCAAAATTATTAGCAACACCCAATTTTGTATCTTGAAGCCAAATTTTATTATCTGGATCTATAAGGTTTAAAATATTTGAAGCAGCTAAATTTATTTTATCATAAGTTAACCAGGATTCAGGATTAATTTTACCAACTATTTCATCGGAATCTATAGTAAAACCTGGTATGTAAAAGAAATGACTTTATTATTATTTGTATAAAATAGAAATTATTAATTTTATAGATTATATTGTTTATCTCAAAAATGCGACTGTATTTAATGAGTAAAAAAAAATATACCAAGTTCCAATTACGATTTACACATTATAACCTTATTTGGATAGATTTTTTACATCTTAATGGATTTTTATTTTTTATTATATATCACGCATTTTCTTTTATTATAGAATCTATTAATTTTATTGTTAAACTTATAGAATCAGCAATTGCTAATCTATCATTAGGAGGTATAGTACTAAATATTGATAATAATTTTGAAATTTGTTGGGAATTATTCATAATATCATTTTCATTTTCTGATAATAATTGTTCATATTTTGTATATATATTATAAACAGTGGGACATAATGTCTCTACATTCCCATCCTGCAAACATTGTTTAAAAAACTCTATAGGGGGTGTATTTCCATCAATTAACATATTATCTCCAATAGTAGAAACATTTAAAAATACTGGTATTTGAGAAAAATTTATATCATTTAAACTTAAATTTAAGGAAGCTGTTAAATTTTTAGATTTTTCCTCTTCTTCTAAAGAATATAATAACTTTAATTTTAAAATTCCATTTTTATTCATTGTTAATAATCCAATTTCATTATTATTTTTATTTTTAAAAGAAGCTATACCATCATTTATCACTAAATTGAAAATTTTATTCTCTTCTAAACTTATAGATCCATCCATATTTGAATATATAATTGTTAACTGCCCATTTCCAACTATTTCTTTTTTAAATCCTGATTTTGAATTAAAATCAAAAAAAGATAAAATTGTCTCATCAGAATTAAATCCCATTTATATTTTAGTTTAATATAAAAATTTTTTCTTAAGAGGTTCTGTTTACTTTACACCTTTTCATATTTAAAACGCCGATTATTTATAATATATTTTATAAATGGTTAACTTTTATCTTCTTCAATCCTTATAATATAAGATAAGAAAACAAAATATTTATCTTTTAGCTAAAGTTTTCCCAATATTATTTATTCTTTCACTTATTGATACAATGTATGCTGCGATTTTTCCAGCCTCATTGGCTATCTGGTTTTTTTGATCAGAACTTAAAAATATATTTGTTGTATCTAATTTTGTTAATAACGCAGCTGTTTGTGTATTTGTTGTAGCTGCTTGGAATTCTCCTATTGGAGAAAAGCAACCAGATACAATTACAGATTTAGGTATAAAAGTATATAAAATTTGTGCGTCTTCCATAGTATAATACATCATGGTATAATTAAAAGGTATAGAGATTTTATTTAGAATAACATTTCCATTAATTGTAACATTAGATATAGGAGCTGAAGAGGGTATTGATGAGTATAAGTACCTAATGTTAAAATTCAGCGCAACTGATGATATTCCATTAGTATTCTCATCAAGTATGACCTGTAATACTATCCCATCTGTTAGGCAATTTGAAGGAAAATTTATATCATCTTTAATTTCTGCTATAAAATTGTAAGGGTCGGATTTGGCGATTATTTTGAAACTACCAGTTTTAGTAAAATTTTGATTTTTAAAGTATAGTTTAAAGTTACACTACCATAATTATTTTGAGGATCCATTGTTATAATATAAGAAAAGAAAAGAAAATATTTATCTTTTAGCTAAAGTATCCCCAATAAGTTTTATTCCTTCAATTATTGATGACACGTGTCCTGCGATTTTTCCAGACTCATTGGCTATCTGGTTTTTTTGATCAGAAGTTAAAAATATATTTGTTGGATCTAATTTTGTTAATAACGCAACTGTTTGTGTATTTGTTGTAGCTACTTGGTTTAAAGCTGCTTGGGAAAAGAAAAAATCTTTTCCAACAGCTGGAAAACTTGAATAATTAAACAACAGAACAGTAGAATCTATCTCCGTAGAATCCTCATTTATTTCAACTGGTAAACTAAATTTTGTATTATAATAATTAATTTGATTATTAATGTTTACATTAAAAGTAACATTAGTTACAGGAGATGTTGTGGGAAATGGGACAATAGAAGAATTTTTATATGTTTTACAAAACGCAACTTCATTAATAGTTATCTTATCATTTGATTCTATAGTTAATTGTATAATTATTCCACCGATTAATATAACATTTGTGCCATCGGTAGCAGTACCAGATGAAATCGCAGGAAAATTTGGATCAGCTAAATTCGCTGTATAAATATTGCCATTTTGTGTGAAATTACCTGAACAGGTGTATTTCATCTGGTTGAAAATATAATTTACACTTACTCTATTTGAAGACGACATTCTTATAATATAAGATAAGAAAAGAAAATATTTATCTTTTAGCTAAAGCATTCCCAATAAGTTTTATTCCTTCACTTACTGATACCACGTGTGCTGCGATTTTTCCAGACTCATTGGCTATTTTTTCTTGATTTTTATAATCTATATGTTTACCTCTTGGATCCAATAATGATAATAACGCTCTAGTTTGTCTCTTTGTTGTAGTAGATGGAGTAAATGTAAAATTAATTCCAGTAATAGTATTTGCTAGTAGTCCACCTGGAAATGAAGAGTTTGTGCCTTGTTGATAAGTAGTAAATGTAGATTCTCCCTCATTATTATATGAAGTAAAGTTTAATGTAATTGTAAGGTTTTGCGGAATTGGAATTAGCGAAACTGAAGATTTACTATAAAAAGTAATTGAAATTTGTGTCACTGTAATATCATTAGTGTTACTGATTGTATAAAGTAATTCTCCATTTATACCTGGGACAGATTCGGGGCTTCCTTGATTTAAGTATCTAATTGTAGGAAAGTTTATATCAGAAGAACTGAATTGAATAGGTACAGAAGGATCTGGAACTATTAATAATTTTTTAGATCAATATTATTATCAATAGTGGTAGTATCAGAAGTACTGTACGTAAGAGTTAATGTTCCAACTTTCTTATATAATAAAAATTTAATTAAATATATAAAATATTTAATTAAACGCTTTATATAGGGATCGAACCTATGACCTTGAGGTTAACAGCCTCACGCTCTACCTACTGAGCTAACAAAGCTTTTTCTAAATTTTTCTTTTTCTAAATTAAAAGATTATTATTTTAAGCTACAACAACATCCTTTGGTGCCTTTGAGAAATGAGGTGACATGTACTTTTGAAGATTGAAATAGGTTAATTCATCAGTCTTCTTTAATTTTAAAAGTGTTTGAAGCTTTGAATCTGGATTAATCTTACGACCATTTTCCTTGTCTTGTAAATTATGACTACGAATATACTTATTAATTTCACGAGTTACATCAGTACGAGCCATCTCAGTTCCTACAGGCTTTTCTAGAAACTTGGCAAGTTCATCAGAAATCTTTGTTGGCTTAACAAATCCTGATGGAGCACGGTTTCCTGACTTTCTCTTGCGTTTAGCTTGACTCTTTTGCGCGGTCTTAATTTCACGAGTCCACTTCTTCTCTAGTGCTCTGTAATCACTCTTTACAGCAGCAAGAAGAGAACCCAATTGATTTAATTTTGCTAGAAATTCATTTGATTGAGTTGTAAGATCAACAAGATCTGTTTCAACTGGAACTTCTTGAGATTCAGTAGGTACTTTTTCAACAGGGATATCAGTCTTAGCGCTCTTAACAGCCTTTACCTTCTTTGGAGCAGCTTCAACAACAGGAGCAGAAGTGGTCTCTTGGACCTCGGTCTTAGATTTGCTTAGTCTTGGCATTCTATTATACTATATTACTATAGTATCTTTTTAAATGGTTTTAAGGATTAAATATATTATTTCTTATTGTATATGGTCTAAAGTTTTTTTTATATTTTTGTATAATAATATAAAAAAATTTTTTTATAATTTATTTATCCTACTTACATATAGCATACTGCTTGGTATAACCATGGGATAGATGTAGCGGCATCATTATTTACTAAAGTAAGAGCTCCTAATACATAATACGCACCCAAACATTTACTATCTTTATCTATTCCAGTATTTACCAATTTATCTATTACATCTAATATATATTTACGAACATCTTCAAAATTTTCCATTGTTTGTAAAGTATTAAAACTTGGTATTCTTACAAATGGATTTCCTAAAGGAGGACATATTGATATTTTGGTTTCTGCTGTTAAAGGAGCTCTATAAGCCCAAATATCTATTAATTCTCTTAAAAATTTAATTATTTGAATTCTATTCAATGATAAAAACCATTGTGAATTTGAATAATTTCCTAAAGAATCTATATTTTGAAACAATGTTAGAGCTCTTAATTCAATTGATTTTTTTGTTGATACCTCTTTTGTTATATCATTTATTTCTGTATGAATATGTATTTTAAATAATCTACTTAAGCGTATTAATGTTCTTAAATCTTCAATAACTTTTGAACTAATTGCTTTTGTATTAAATGGATTTTTTATAGCACCATTACATTTATAAATTAAATTATGTATTGATAATATATCAAACCCATAAATAAAACCATCTTCATCCTTAAAACTAAAAAATTGTTCATTTGGTATTTCTGAAATATTATCCATTGATAAAAAATCAAATGTATTATTACATAATTTTCTATTTTTAAACGCAGGTCCATGATATTGTATATATTTACGTTGAATAAATCCTCTTATTACTTTTTGAAGTTTTACTATCGCATTTGATAAATATAAAAAAGAATAAATTCTTTGAACTAATTGAGTCTTATTTCCAGAGACCTTTAATCTGTATTTTTTAGCAAATACTTTTAATTGTTGAACATTATAATTATATCTTAATAAATATTCGGATTCATTAAATTTTGGAATATAGGATCCATCATTTTCTATTTTTTCCATTTTCTTTGAAGGTTGTAAAAATTTTGAAATCTTTTCGCATAAAAATGTAAAATAATCACTAGTATTTAAATCATTTTTTATATTTATTTTTCCATTTTTTCCATTTTTACCATTTTCATCCATTATATAAATTATATATAAAATTCTTTTTGTATTCTTTTTAAATATATATTTAATGTTACTTATTTACAAATCTATTTTTAATTAAAAAAAAAATTGATTTAAAGATAGACCATGTATTTATAGTATACAATCAAAATGACAGAATTTATCGTTGACGGTACTAATATTGATGTTAATGTTTTATCTTACTCTGCTCCTAAAGCCCATGCTTCAGGAGGAAAAGTAGTAAATTTATATAATAAAAATTTTAAAGAATCTCTTACATTATCTACTCCTCTTATTTTAACTTGGGGTGCTCAAGAGGGACAAGAGCAAGGAACAGGAAAACCAACTGGTAAATTTACCATGGCTTTACAATTCCCTAGTGCTGAATATAGTAATCCTGATGCTGAAGCTTTCTTAAAATCTATGAGAGCTCTTGAGGCAAAAATTAAAGCTGATGCTATCACTTATTCTAAAGAATGGTTTGGTAAAGAAATTAAAAGTGCTGAAGTTATTGATGAGAAATTCAATGTTATGTTAAGACATCCTAAGAAAGCAAAAGGAAGTGCTGAAGTTGATGATTCTAAACCACCTACTTTGACTGTTAAAATTCCTCAATGGTCTGGTGTTTGGAAGTCTGAAATTTATGATGAAGATGGGGAGCCTCTCTATATTAATGGAAAGACTAATACTCATTTGAATCCACTTGAATTCTTAAAACCAAAAACTCATGTCATTTGTTTATTACAATGTGGTGGATTGTGGTTTGTAAATGGCAAAATTTCTATTACTTGGAATTTAAAACAAGCGATTGTTCAAAAACCAAAACAAAGTATGGAAGGTACTTGTTTCTTAAAGCCAAAAGCAACTGATGTTCAAAAGATGAAATCATTGCCTCCACCTGAAGATATTGATCCTGATGGGGTAGCTACTACCATAGTTGCTGATTCTGACGATGAAGATGAAGTTGAAGAAGTTGTTCCTGTTCCTGTCAAGGTTGAACCACAAGTTGTCAAGGTAGAAGAAACCGTTGAAGAAGTCAAACCTAAAAAGAAGATTATCAAGAAGAAGACTGAAAACTAGATAGAATTTTATAAAGTATTATAATTTTGTAACTTTTTAATTATGTATTTTTTTTACATAATTAAAATTACCTTGAAATTATGTTTTACTTAATTTGGCTTTAGTCAATACAGCTGTGTGTTTTAAATGATCTGAAACTTTTTTTATAAAAAAATTTAATTCATTTGTAGATAAAGTAATTATTCAAGGGTGTAAATCCAAATTATAACCATTCTGTATTAATGCTGATATCATTTCATAATTGCCAGGGCGATGTAAAAAAAAATAATCATCTTTTTTTTGTTTGATATGAATAATATGATGAAAAGATTCACAATAAAAAAATTTTTTATTTGTATCTATAAATATTTCATTTTTATGATTTTTATAAAATTTATTTAATAAAAATTGGTCATCCGAAAATACTTTATTTAAATTATACAATTCTATCATTTTTTTATACATGTTTTTGATAAATCCAGCAAACCCTATATATGTACCAGCATTTATTATTATATTTTCCTCACTACCATAATACCATTTAGTACCAATGTTTGGTAATATTATATAAACAGCACATATTAATTTATAATTTGTATTTTCAGTATGTTTTATAAATTTATCTTTTAATATTTCTACATGTTGTAGCATCAATACATCAAATGCGTCTATAATACATACTATATCATCTTCTGAAATATTATATAAATATTATTTTATTAAAATATATTTTGATATATATCCTTTCCATTCTTGATCCATACCTAAAATAATTAAATCTGTTTCATTTCTTTTACAAGATTGTTTTAGCCATTTTAAATAACCATCCGGTTTAGTAGCAACAGTTACAATATGAATATTTATATATAATATATATATATATATATATATGAATATATTTTTTATAAAATTAATTAAATTTCTAAATGTTTGGAGTTATAAAACTTATGATAAAAAATTAATTTATAATTATAGTTTTTTAGAAGAAAATGGTTATACTTGTGACTTAGAATTATCCTTAAATAATAAATACATTGTAGTTTATTATAATAAAAATAATAATAAATTAATTGTTTATTTTGATGGAATTGATTCAATATTTGAAAATTATTTAAAAAATTTTGATTTATTTACATGTAAAAAATTGCTTGATGAATATTCAGATAGAGTAAAAAAAACAGTTAATATAATTAATCTAAAATATAAAGACTCTAAAAAATTATATTTAGGTTATTGTTTAGGAGGATATATGATAAACAATTATGTTAATGGTGAAAATATTAGAGCATATACTTATAATTCTTGGGGCGTTAAACATACTAATAATAATATACCAGTTACAAATTATTGTGAGCAATTAGATTTACAAAATTGTTTTTGGAGACTTAATAAAACATCCAAAGTTATCAGTTCACATGAAAATTTCGTTATAGATCAACTAAAAAATTTTCGTATTTTAGATTTAGTTAATATTATTGTACATATACATGTTGTTAATACCGTTGATGACAATTTGATTTCAATTGAATTTTAGAGGATTTCAATTGAATTTTAGAGTATTATATAATAAAAATAATATATAATAATTATATAAATATGTATACGATAAATGATAAAGCTTATCAATTTGAATTAATAGAAAATGATTCTAGTCTATTTAATAATGATTTTATTAATGCTACTTATGTTATTCATTTAGAAGGAAATGGTAGATATGAAAATATTTTAAAACAGATTAAACAATTTAAAACAACCAATAAAATTTTTATTCTTCATAATAAAGGTTTTAAAACTGGATTAAAACAAAAATATATAGATAAAGCTCCATTGGACATTATTGATGCTTTTTTAACATGTTTTAAACATGCCTGTAATAATAATTATAAAAGTATTTTATTTTTTGAAGATGATTTTATTTGTGATGAAAAATTATTAGATAAATCAATTACTAATGAAATATCAGATTTTGTAAAATCTAAAACCATACAAAATGAAAAATGGTTTTATCATTTGGGAGTGTTACCTATTGTTAGTTCAACATCTTTTGGAAATCATAGACAACTTTTTATTGGAGGAGGCTGCCATGCTGTAATTTTCTCCAATCAATTTATGAAATACTTATTATCCTATACACCAAAAGACATTGTTGATTGGGATGTCTTTTTAGCTAAAACAACTTTATTTAACACAAAAAGATTTATGTACGATAAATGTTTATGTTATCAAACTTGGCCTGAAACTGAAAATTCAAAATTATGGGGATATCAATGGGGGAATGTTGGTATATTCGCCTGTGATATTAGTAAAAATATAAATAGATTGTTAAAATTAGATACAGAACCAAAATATGGTTTTAATAAAGCTTATGAAATATGTATTAAAATACCTACTTTATCTTTATAAATATTTGAATTAATATAATTTTTAAATTAATATATCGCTTTTACTTTTAACATTATAAATATCATTTTCAAAAATTTGTAATTTGTCAAGAGGTATTGAAAACCACTTTCCTCCAACATCTAAACTAACAACAGAATCATGTTTCATTAATTAATTATAGATCAACTATTAAATTTTTATAAAATTAATTTAGCAAATATTATTGTACATATACATCTTGTTAATATCGTTGATGACAATCTAATTTCAATTGAATTTTAGAGTATTATAATAAAAATAATATATAATAATTATATAAATATGTATACGATAAATGAAAAAGCTTATCAATTTGAATTAATTGAAAATGAATCTAGTTTATTTGATAATGAGGTTATTAATGTTACCTATATTATTTATTTAGAAGGAAATGGTAGATATAAAGATATTTTAAAACAGATTAAACAATTTAAAACAACCAATAAAATTTTTATTCTTCATAATAAAGGTTTTAAAACCGGATTAAAAGATCCATTTATTAATAAACCACCTTTAGACCTGTTTGATGCTTATTTAACATGCTTCAAACACGCTTCTAATAATAATTATAAAAATGTTTTAATTTTTGAAGATGATTTTATTTGTGATGACAAATTATTAGATAAATCTATTACTAATGATATATCTAAATTTATAAAATCTAAAGAAAATGAAAGTTGTTGTTATTATTTGGGTGTTAGACCTGCGGTTACTTCAAAAGCTTTTGGAAATCACAGAACATTGTTTATAGGAGTAGGCTCCCATGCTATTATTTACTCGGATAAATTTATTAAACAAATATTAAAAAATGATCTAAGAAATATGACTATAACTACAAATCATTGGGATGCGTTTTTAATTGAAAATAGTATTTCATTTAAACTAAAAAAATATATGAACGATAAATGTCTAGTTTATCAACCATTTACTGAAACAGAGAATTCAAAATTTTGGGGACAGGAATTTGGGAATTTAGGTCCTCTCGCTGTTGAAAATATATTTAAATTATTTAAATTATTTAAATTTGATAAAAATCAAAAATTTGGGCATGATTTAGCTTATGATATATGTATTAAAATACCTACTTTATTTTTATAAATATTTAAATTAAAATAATTTTTACAATAATATCACTTTTATTTTTAACATTATAAATATCATTTTCAATTTGTAAATCAAATAAAAAATCAAAAGTTATTAGTTCTCATGAAAAATTCCTTAAGGAACAACTATTACATTTTAATAAATTAGATTTAGATAATATTTGTCTAACATACATATTGCTAATACAGTTGATGATAATATGATTTCAATTGAATTTTAGATTATTATATATATTTTTTTTTTATATAATAATTATATAAATATGTATACAATAAATGATAAAGCTTATCAATTTGAATTAATAGAAAATGATTCTAGTCTATTTAATAATGATTTTATTAATGCTACT